CTCCGACAGGAAAGGTTTCGCAATATTTATCGGTACGCCAATGGGAAGAAATTGGTTCTACGAATTACATGAAAAAGCTAAAAAAAATAAAGACTGGTTCACAGCTGTTTTCAAAGCTTCGGAAACTAAGATTATAGCTCAAGAGGAATTAGATGCAGCCAAACAAACCATGTCGCCAGAAAGTTACGATCAAGAATTTGAATGCTCCTTTCAAGCTGGGATTAGTGGTTCTTATTTTGGATCTACAATTGAAGAATTAGAGAAGTCAGGCAAGGTTACAAACTTTGATATAGAAGAAGATTTAGAAGTTGAAACATGGTGGGATTTAGGCATGAATGATTCTACTGTAATTACCTTTGCTCAACGAAGAACTAGTGGCGAAATTAGAATTATTGATTGCTACGAAAACTCAGGTGAAGGCTTAGAGCATTATATTAATATTGTAGATAGCAAACCTTACAAGTATTCAAAGCATATAGCTCCCCATGATATTAGGGTAAGAGAGATCGGCACTAATAAATCTAGGTGGGAAACAGCAAAAGAACTAGGACTAGAATTTGACATAGCACCCAAACTTAGTGTAGAAGACGGTATTGAACAAGTAAGAAGAATGTTGCCGAAATGCTACTTTCATAAAAACAATTGCAATAAGCTTGTAGAAGCGTTAAAGTCTTATTGTAAGCGTTGGGATGAAAAAAATAATTGCTTCAGAAATAAACCTCTGCACAATTGGGCATCTCACTTTTGTGATTCGATAAGATATGGAGCTGTAACAGAACCCATAGAAAGATCGGATTGGAAAAAGCCAATAAGAATAGATACAAATTATATAGTTTAATATGGCAAAAAAAAATAAAGACCAAAAAGAAAATTCAGACTTAGAACTACAAACCATAATAGGAAACCAGATAACAAATGGTTTAGGCTATTTAGGTGGACAGCTTTCAGATCAAAGAAGAAAATCTTTAGAATATTATCTAGGCGATAAACTTGGAACAGAAATAGATGGTCGTTCACAAGTCGTTAGCACAGATGTATCTGATACAATCGAAAGTCTATTACCAAATTTATTAAGAGTATTCACAGCTTCAGATAATGTTGTTCGTTGCGAACCTATGACTGCCGAAGATGTACCTATGGCTGACCAAGCGACAGCTTATTTAAATCATGTTTTCTATAAAGAAAATAATGGCTTCCAATTATTATATAATTTTTTTAAAGATGCTCTAATAGAAAAAAATGGCTTCCTAAAAATCTACTGGGACGACTCTGAAAAAGTTGATTACGAAACTTACGAAAATTTATCACCAGTTGAGAAAGAGGCTTTGCAAGATACTAAAGATGAAATAGAAATTGTTGACGAAGAAGTATTTGAAGATGAAGATGCTAAAGAACAATTCGAAGCAACCTTAGCTCAGTACGAAGCACAAGGTGTGGATGTAAGTCAAATCCAAGTTCCTAATTTTAATTTATATAATTGCAAAATTAAAAGAATTAAAAAAACAGGAAAAGTAAAAATCGAAAGTGTTCCGCCAGAAGAATTTTTAATTGAGAGAAATGCTAAGACGATTGATGATGCCGATTTTGTAGCTCATAAAGTTTTAATGACAAGATCAGATTTAGTTTCAATGGGTTACTCTCAAGATGAAGTTGATGAATTACCAAAATCAGATTTAGATATTTACAATAATGAAGAAATTGTAAGGATGAGAGATATAGATGAATATAATGTTTCTACTCCAACGGATAGCTCAACAGAAAAAGTTTTAATTTATGAATGTTATATAAAATATGATTATGATGGTGATGGTATTGCAGAGTTAAGAAAAGTTGTTGCAGCAGGTAGTGATGGTTCTCACATATTATCTAATATGCCTTGTGATAATATTCCCTTCGTTACAGTAACTCCTATTCCTATGCCACACAGATTTTATGGAAGATCAATTTCAGAATTAGTTGAAGATGTTCAGTTAATGAAATCTACTGTGATGCGACAGTTGTTAGACAATATGTATTTAACAAATAATAACAGAGTTGCGATCATGGATGGTATGGTTAATATGGATGACCTACTTACGACTAGACCTGGTGGAATCGTTAGAACTAAACAACCACCGAATCAAGTTTTACAACCGCTACAAGCTCAACCAATTTCACAACAAGCTTTTCCTTTATTAAGTTATTTAGATTCAGTTAGAGAAGGTAGAACTGGTGTTTCAAAAGAAGCTCAAGGTTTAAGTCCTGATACATTAAATGCTAAAACTGCAACTGGTGTAAATGCTTTGATGACGCAAACTCAAATGAGATCAGAATTGATTGCTAGAGTCTTTGCAGAAACAGGTGTTAAAGAATTATTTAAAAAAATATTTGAACTAATGGTTAAGTATCAAGATAAAGAAAAAATTATTATGATGAGTAACCAATACATTCCAGTTAGACCTACTGAGTGGAGAGATAGATTTAATATATCAATCGTTGTAGGATTAGGAACTGGTTCTAAAGAACAACAAACTATAATGTTAAATTCTATTTTAGAAAGACAACTACAAGCTTTCCAATTACAAGGTGGAAAAGAAATGCCAATGGTTAGTCTTAAAAATATGTATAACACTTTGACTAAAATGGTTGAAAATGCTGGACTTAAAAATATAGATACTTATTTTGTTAATCCTGATGTTGGTAAACAAATGATGCCACCTCCTCAACCACCACCACCATCTCCAATTGAGAAAATAGAATTTACTAGAATTGATGCTGAGAATAAAAGAAAAATGGCAGATATTGAAATTAAATACAAAGAGTTAGAGCAAGACAATAAAAAATTAATGTTAGATTTTGAATCTAAAATGAAAGAAATGTCTTTAAAATACAATACCCAATTAGATAGTGCAAAAATTAAAGCTGATGCCGAAATGGAAAAAATGGTTTTCTCTGAACAGAGTAAAATACTTGACCAAGCACAAAAATCGACTAATATGTTTCAACAACAAGTAAAAGGACTAAATGGAAACGCAAGACCAGACGAACAGGTCGGTGGAAGTGAGCCGATCCAACGAAGCGAAACAAATACTGGGGAGTAAACTTTTTCAAGAGAGCATGGAAACTCTTAAAAAAATTTATTCTGAAGCACTTCTTGAAAAAACAGGTGCTGATGAAAGTGAAACCAGAGAAAAACTTTGGATCGCTTATAATGTTGTAGGTAAAGTGGAACAACACTTACATACAATAGTTGAAACTGGAAAACTTGCATCTAAACAGTTGGAAGATTTCAGACAGCAACAGAATAATACAAAATTTTAACCACTAAGGTTAGAATAAGCCAAGTCGAAAGACAGCTTAACAATAGGAGGACTTAAATGTCTGACGGAAACCCCTTACTGAACAATGAGTCAGTACAAGGTGCGGCTAAAACTATTGAAGGTTTGATGGACTCTAATGGAGTTATCAACAAATCTACAAAAGAAGCAACACCAGTTGAACCAAAAGAAACTACAGAAGTAGAATCTGAGGTTGAGCAAAAACCAGAAGCTCAAGTTGAGGAAACTCAAGAAGTTGCTGAAGAAGAACAAGCATCACAAGATGAAAATGCAATTGAAGAACAAGAAACCGATCTACACCAAGTTACAGTTAATGGTGAAAAGATTGATGTTGACCTTGACGAATTAAAAGCAGGTTATCAAAAAGATGCCGACTACAGACGAAAAACTGAGGAGATAGCAATCGAAAAAAGAGAGCTTAAATCTGAAGAAGATCGTTTGAAGAATCAGTATTCGACCAAGATGGACGATTTAAATTCATTAGTGGTTACTTTAAATGCTGAGATTAACAATGATGTAAATTCTAAGGAGCTTGATGCTCTTTGGGATGAAGATCCAACTGAGGCTGCTAGAGTTGATCGTAAAATTAATAAACGAAAACAATCAATTCAACAAGCACAGCAAAAATTGAGAGAACACCAAAATGCTCAATTTCAGGAAGTGTTAAAAGGTGAACAAAGAAAACTTCACTTAAAACATCCTGTACTTGCTGATCCTATGAAGGGTAATGCAGTTAAGTCAGATATTATGGGTTATTTAAGTTCTAAAGGATTCTCAAATGAGGATGTTTCAAGAATTTATGATTCAAGAATGTTTGATGTCATCATGGATGGAATGAAAGCTAAAGCGAATAAACCCAATTTAGTAAGTAAAAAAGTTAAACCATCTAAATTTGTTAGGTCAGGCGTTAAAACTACTAAAGAAGATATAAATAGTCAAACTAGGTTGAATCAGATTAAGACGTTGAAGAAATCAGGAAGCACAAAAGATGCTACCGATTTATTGATGCGTTATCTATAAACAATAACCTAACGGAGAAAATAAAATGGCTACATATCAAACATACCAAGCTATAGGAAACAGAGAAGACCTATCGGATATTATATATTCGATCAGTCCAACTGAAACTCCTTTTATGTCTGGAATTGCGAAAACAAAAGCAACAAACACACTACATGAATGGCAAACTGATGCACTAGCTGACGTTGCTGCAAATGCTGCTATTGAAGGAGCTAGTATAAGTTATGCAACTCTAACACCATCAGTTAAAGAAACTAACTACACTCAAATTTCTACTAAAGGAATTAAAGTTTCAGGAACGCAAGATTCTGTAACTTCTGCTGGAAGAAATAATGAGTTAGCTTACCAAGTTGCAAAAAGTGCTAAAGAGTTAAAAAGAGATATGGAAGTAGCTCTTTTAACTAATATCGCTAAAGCAGCAGGTAATGCTACTACAGCTAGAAAACTTGGAGGAGCTCAAACTTGGTTTGAAACTAATGTTGACGCTGGTGCAGGTGGATCAGGTGCTGGTAATGGTGCAATCAGAACAGATGGTACTCAAAGAGCATTTACTGAAGCACAATTAAAAGGTGTTCTAGTATCTTGTTACAATGAAGGCGGAAACCCTAACATGATTATGGTTAATGCTTTTAACAAACAAAAACTATCTGGATTTACTGGTGGTTCTACTAGATTTGACGCTGCAGAAGATAGAAGATTAATTACTTCTATTGATGTATATGAGTCAGACTTTGGAACTATGCAAGTATCTCCTAATAGATTCATAAGAGGTGCTAATGGTACTTCTGCTAAAATAGGTCAAGATGCACTTATTTTAGATATGGAATACTGGGCTTGTTCTTTCTTAAGAGACTTCTCACTACAAACTCCTGCACAAGACGCTGATGCAGATCAGAGATTTATGGTTGCTGAATACACTCTTGAGTCAAGAAATGAAAAAGCAAGTGGTTTAATCACAGATTTAACTACTTCATAATAAATAGATTTGCTTGGGGTGTAACCTTAAAAAACTACACCCCATTCAATTAAACAAAATGTTGAAGTCTTAAAAAGGTTATAGACGGAACAACTAACGGAGAAAAAAAATGAGAACATTAAACGACTACTTTATAACATCTGCAATTCCAGACGTATCAACAGCATCATCAACTTTTGTTTGTGTGCCTGATGGCGGAAAAATTGTAAAAATTATTACACATAACAAAGCAACTACAACTGGCACAGCAGCTATTTCTTTTGAAATTGGTGGTGTAGCGGTAACTGGTGGAGCTATAAGTCATACAGCTTCAGGATCAGCTGGTAGAATAGCAACTGCTTCTCCAACAGCTCTTAATAGAGTTGAAGAAGATGGAGCTATTGAATGTATCACTAATGGTGGTTCATCAACTGCTTCTAAAATGGAAATAACTTTTGTTATCAGAAGATAATAAGATATAACAATATTTGGGGGATCTTACCTAGCGGTACTTCCCCCTTAAATAATTAGGAGAAAATAATATGAGTTTTAATTACGGACTAAGACCTACTACACATCAAGGTAAAACAAGTGGTGGAACATCAGCACAATCTGCTGCATTTGGAACACAAACTGAATATGTAAGAATAGCATCAACTGCTGACGTAT